CCAACAAAAGCTTGAAGATCTGAAATCTGATTCTGTAAATCTGCAATGTCACCAATTGTTGCGACAGCAGCAGGATCAACATTCAAGGAAACACTTGAAGCATTTGAAACTGTTGTGACAAGCTTGAAATAAGCACCTGAAACAGTGATTCCATTGTATGGGGGCATATATCCTGCTTGGGTTGCAATGGTCACTGCATAAAGGATCTCACCAAGATCAGGGTCTATTGCATAAAGTCCGATTGTTCTCATGTAGTAACCACTTACTAGGTCACTGTTTGTGACAGCACCTTCAACCTGAACAGCAACATTGTTTGTCCTGATGACCTTGCTGATCAGTGTGGTCTGTTTGATTGAAGACAGTGCAGTCAGTCCTGGAAGCTGTCCATCAGTGTATGTTGTATCTGAAACACTGATTTTGGTGAACTGAACATTTCCTGCACCTGCAAGCATCTTTGCCATCAATGCTTGACCTCTGTCTGTAATTATTAACTGTTTAAATTCAGCCATGTTTGTATTCCACCTTTCTTTTAGTTGATACCTGTTATTTCTGTAATTGAAGCATTTGAACCAGTTTTTCCAACACCGTTGATCATGACAGTTTCATTGAAGTTGTCTGAAAGTGTGACTTGTGCTGATCCGATTATTCCACCACCAATGATTGAACTTCCTTGAACATTAAAGTCAGATTTGAAAGCATCTGAAAGTTCAAAGATTTTACAGAATGCCATTCCCATTCCAATATTCTGTTGACCGTAACTGTCACAATAAATGTCATTCTTTGAAGTCAATTCAATGTTCACTGGAATCATATATCCAAGCAAATATTGAAGTTCATCCACCTGACCTGAAAGTTCAAGGTGTGTGATGATCTCCATTTTGTATTCATTGAAGTTCCTGTTGATGGTGAAGTTCAGTCCATCACACAATTGAACAAGCTTCTGAACCAAAGCCTTGTAAGTGTAAGGAACAACATCATTCCATCTTGTCATGATCCTTGAAATCCTTGATTCCAAAGTATCATCAGCCAATGGAATGATGTTCAATAGTTTTTCAAATTTTGCAATACCAACCAGGTCACTTGTTTCAATGAACTGGTTGTTTTTTATTTTTTCACTTTCATCAATCACCAGTTGAAATTCAGGATTTTCTGCATCCATAATGGACTTGATTTCTCTGAACTGCTGAATGAACAATGGAAGGTGTTCAATTAAATTTACATCCCTAATCATCCAGTAACACCACCCAACACTGGAATTTGATATGCTGAAAGAATCAGATTGGATGTTGAACCATTGATCCTGGTATCAGCTATATCAAGAACCCCTTGAATTCCTAAGATTCTGGTGTCAATCTGTGCTGTTCTTACAATCAAACTGCCTTGATTTGCCCAGTCTTTTCTAAGTTCAAGAAGGTATTCTTCAATGACAGATTGGATCTGTGTTTGTAAGCTGACAAATGAATAACCATCATCAAAGGTGATAGTGGTTGAAACATTCACTGTGATTTCTTCAACTGTATCAACTTCAACAATATGACCAATAGGGGCAACCCCAAGACCTGATCCATCTTTTGTTGGGTCAATTGTTTCTTGAACTGTTTCAATCAAGATTGAACTTGCTTTGCTGAACTCTGAATTCAGGATTGTAAGCTTGACTGTTCCACCACCCATCCAAAGTGGTGTGACCTTGGTTGATCCAACCCCTGCAATTGCATTGGTCTTTTCAATATAATCTTTTTTATTACCACCATAGGGTTTGGTTTCAAAGCTTGAAAAATATCTGACACGAAGATCTTCTGTGTCTTCTTCATCTTCCCCAGGAATAAGAAGTTCAGTAAGCTGTGCAGTTTCAAGTCCATCAATATATTCAATGGGGATCATATCACCAAAGTATTGATTTCCTTTGATACCTGCTTCTTCACATTCTACCTGGTAAACACCATCTGAAATCTTTGATTTTACATAGTAGTTCAGATCATTCAGACTGAACCTTGAACCAATTGCAATATTGATTGTAGATGGTGTGAACTCACCTTTCAAAAGGGCATATGTTGCATGATATGGTGTGATTCCACGTTCAGCAGCACGTCTGATCAGATATTCCCTGGAAGCTGTATCACCAAAGGTTTCTTTCAGGATGATGTCAAATTCTATATACATCAATTGAAGTTCGACAGCAGCAGGGGCAAGGGCATTGTATATTGGTGAACTTTCCCTTTTATCAAGCTGATCAGATACCCTGTCAAGCATCCTTTGAAGGATTATTTCAAATGTTACATTCTCATACATTAAATATTCACCACCTTTTCTGCATCAATATCACCAAAGATTGTGTGTGCAGTGAAGGTCACATGAACCTGTCCTTTCACACTAACATCAAAAGAAAAAGCATCAACCGATAAGATCCTTTCATCTTGGGTCAATGCTTCTGTGATTCTTCTTTCCAGTTCAGGGCATACATAAGTCACTGGTTCACCGAACAGATCAATCAGTTCAATCCCGTAATTCCAAGAATAAATGATGTACTGATACCGTTCAGTATTGAGAATCATATAAATTGTTTGTTTCATTGCATCCTGACCATCAGTCAATCCATTGATGACTTCTTGTTCAAGAAACATTTTGAAGCTTTTGCTTGGTTGTGATTCAATTTCAAAATCTTCTTGTAAAAATCCGTTTATTCCTGGAATCATGTTATCACCCTATCTATCACAATATACTTTTGACCACCCTGCATCTGAATCATGACCACTTCATCACCGACAACCAAGCCATTGTGAACAGTGAAGCTTTTCTTTCCAGTGTATGCATGATTATGTGATGCAAAGGAAGAATCACCTGATCCACCACTTCTGAATCCAGTTTCATGATCAACAGTCATTTCAACCTGATAATCAGTCACATTCCTGGTCAGGATCAGTTGTGCAGCAGTCAGTGTCATCTTTTGTTCCACGTTTATCTTCAAGGGTGATTTGCTGATGACTTTACCATAAACAATTGCAGTTGGTTTGGATGCATTCACTGCTTCAATTGCAGCTTTCTTGATTGTAACTAATAGGTCATTAAAATCATGCAACAAATTCACCCCCTCTAAGTGTTAGATCCATGAAATGTTCATCATTGTTGAACTTGTGCTTGCACTTTTCAACAAGCATCAAGTTATTCAGTTTCACATCACCAAGGTTCAATTGAACCACAACCATTGAACCTGCTCTGACCCTGGTATCACCAAGGGCATTGCTGATGGTCAAGTTCCTTGTCTTCTTGTTGTAAAGTGAAAGAAGGGCATCCGCTTTTGCTTTTCCATTTTCACCCTTTTGAAGTGTATCGAAGTATTGAAGAACACCCCAGTTGTTCATATTGGATGAATCTTGTGCAATATACACATCCCTTTTTCCTGATTCTTCATTGTCATATACCAACTTAATTTTGTTGTAAGTATCTGAATCAATAGAAGAAGTGTAACTGTAATTTTCACCAGTTTCTTCATCAATCAACAGATTGACATACATGGATTGAATGCTTTTCAAAGCAAGCTTTCCAAAGTCATCATATAAGACAAACATTTCCTTTTTGTTCTGCAAGGTCAGATCCAATGCATTCTGCACCATGTCAAACAGTGCAACATTGTCTTCAACCCTGGATGCTATTTTGTAACCAGTATTCTGAATTGTACCTGTTTGCATATTGAAGTCAGAAGCAATCATCTGAATGAATTCACCTGCTGTTTTGTTTGTATAGACATAAGTGTCTTTATTCTTCAAATATCTTAATTGATCATATGCTGTGACAGTGATGATTCCATCCTTATCACGTTTCTTCACAAATACGAATCCATAAAAAACATTCTTATTGTCCACCTTCAACCTGACAGCATTTCCTTCTGTAAAGTTCAGAATATCATCCTTGACCACATTGAAGGTCAGTTGTCCAGGTGATCCTTTTCTTTCTGTTGTCCAAGTGATACCTTCTTCAACAACTGGAATATAGACTTTGTTTCCATTTTGAATCAATAGTTCAACATTCATCTGAACACCCCCCTAAACTGGAATGGTCAGAACTTGACCAGGGTATATCAGATTTGGATTCTTGATTTTATCCTTGTTTGCGTTGAAGATCTTTGGATATTGACTTCCGTTTCCATAAAACTTCTTTGCAATTGCCCAAAGAGTGTCACCCTTGACCACTTTGTGTGTTTTGGATGTTGTCTTTGGTGCAGGGGATGATTCAGCAGGTCTTGAAGTCTGAACAGTTGCTTTTGGTTTGGACTGTGTGAAAGTCACATTTGCAGTCTTTGTTCCATAGTCCTTGTATTGCTTCAAACTAACTGAAATAATCATGTCAAAACCTTCCTTCTTGTCTTCCTTGATCTTATAATCTTCAAGGGAAACTTTCAGGTTTGTATCAAACAACATACTTCCATTTGGAAGGGTTCTTGTCACTATGAACTGAAAAGGTTCTTGACTGATCTTTAATTGTTCAAGCTTTTTCAAATAGTAAGATGCTTTCTGAAATCCATCCTTGTATAAAGCGAATGGATATTTGACTTGTGGTATCATTGCATCAAAGTCAATATCAGTCAGCTTTGCTTTCTTCAAAATGTTGATTTCACCATCATTGATCAGTGTCAATGTTTTGTTTTGGTTGTTCACTTTCAATTGCAGCTTGGAAGGTGCAATTGGTAACAACACTTTATCTAAGTAAAAATAATATGCCATTAATCATGCACCCCCTCTGCTGCCTTTTCCATAGCTTCATTTACACCTTCACCAAGGTAAGAAACCACACCATCAAGATCCATTTCATTGTTTATCGTGTTGTAGTTGGTTTGTTCAACTTTGATTTCAGCAGTTGTGAATCTGTTGACCACCTCTGCTTCTGCAATATCTCTAAGGTATTTCAAATCTTCTTGTGAAATATCCACTGAATCTTTGATTGCCCCAGTATTATCAGCAGTATCTGCAATATTACCTGGAACTGATGATGCATCATAACCACTTGCATAATCACTTGGATCAGGAACATTAGTGTCAAAGATGCTTCCAATGTCAAAGTTTGAAATTGTATCTTCAATACCTTCACCAAAGGAATAACCTGCATCCCATGCAGCACCATATTCAAATCTGTCCAACTTCAATGAACTTGCATCCATCCTTGGAACTTTGATTTCAGCATCACCAACAAGATCAGTGACCATTCCTTGAAGGGATGATCTCCAACCACTGACTGCACCTGCAAGGTTTGATCCAAACAGTGTGTCAATTGCTGATGCAATACCTTCCAAAATACCAAGGACTGAATCTGCCATGTCTGCAAATAGACGAACAATTGACCCTATTGGATCATTGAAGACATTAGCGAAGAATTCAGCAAATGCAGCAATAAAATTCCATACAACAGCCACTAAATCAATGATTAAATTGATCAGTGCCACAAATAGATTTCCGATAAAAGCAGCACCGACAGCAAGCACACCAACAATAATTCCTGTTGCACTGATGGAAGTACCTGCAAACTTATTGAATGCTGCAACAGCCATATAGATGACTGCAATTATTGCAATAATACCGATTATGATCCAGGTGATAGGACTTGCAAGTAAAGCTGCATTGAACCCATGCTGTGCTGCTGTTGCAGCGAATGTTGCCCCAGTTTGAAGCATAAGTGCTGCTGCATGAACACTGGATCTGAATGCTGAAATTGCCTGAATAGCATTGGTGATTCCTTGAATCGTGTTATAGACAATCAATGCTGCTGTGTAAATTCCAAGTGCAGTTGCCACACCAATGATGATTGGTGCAAGTATTGACCAGTTGTCAGCCATGAAAGAACTTACCTGTGTGATCAGGTCGAAGATCTCAATGACTAAACCTGAAACAAACACCAATGTGTCTGTGATTCCTGCCACCATAGTTTGGAAACCATCACTGTTTGCAAGTTCATTCAATCTGTCAAGGACTGGATCAAATGCCATGACTGCATCATTACTGATGGAAGTCCATATTTGACCGAAGGTCATAGGCATCTGTTCAAACTGTGCATTGACTTCATCTGTTGCAGATAGAAGTGCAGTCTTCACAATATCAGCAGTGATTTCACCATCTGATGCCATTTCTCTGATCTTTCCAATAGGAACATCAAGATAATCAGCTATTGATTGGATCACGTTTGGTGCTGATTCAAACACCGCATTCAATTCTTCACCACGCAAGACACCTGAACCAAGTGCTTGTGTCAACTGCAAGCTTGCTGATGACATTTCCTGCTGTGAAGCACCTGCAATAACAAACATTTTGTTCAAGTTTTCAGCAAATGCAATTGTTTCCTGATTGGAACTGAATGCATCACCTGCACGTTGACCAAGTTTTGCAACAATGTCTGCTGTTGCCATATATGAACCCCTTGACCTTTCAGCAGAAGCATAAATCATGTTTTGAAGTTCTTCTGTCGTTTGAAGACCATCATTCATCAGGTTCAATCTTGCTGTGGTTTGGGTCATTTGGTCTGATAGGTTCAGGATCTTTCCTGCTGTCTGAACTGTTGCATAAGCTGCAACCATTGCCATGATTTTATTTTGAAGTCCACTTGCAGCATCCGTTCCATCCCTGATCTGATTATTGAATTGTCCTTGTGCATCAACATTGTCCCTGATATACCTTTCAGTTCCACCAACAGTCTGTGTCAACCTCATATAAGCCTGATTTGCTTCACCTACATCCATTCTTTGGACTGCTTGGTTCAAGTCTTCCTGTTGGTCAACTGCCTGTGATAACTGCATCCTTAACTGTTCAAGCTGACTGTTTGCCAAATCCGTTCCAAGGTTCATTGGATTGCTTTCAATCTGTTCAATTTGGGTTCTAATTCTTTGAATTCTTCCACCCATAGCATTCAGATCTGCAACCATGTTTTCAGGGAATATGTCAGTGTTTGCTGCCTGTTGTGCAATCTGTTCCTGTGTGTTGTTCAATGTGTTCAACATATTGTTTGTTGATTGAACTTCTTGTCTGAATCTATCAATTCCAGTATTAGTGAACACATCCATGTTGTCTGATGTCCATGTGATAGGAACTTCAACTGGTTCTTGAACTGGTGCTGTTGTAGGGGTAACAAGATCAGGTTGAACAACATCAGCCATTGATTCAGATAATCTTTCAATTGCAATGGTTGCCTGATTTGCTTGTTCTCTTGCAGCTTCCAAACTTGAAGCATCAAAGCTTTCATTTGCTGTTGTTTGCATGTCTTCAAAGGAACTGATTGTCATATTCAGTGCATTGGTGATGTGGGTCAGTGGTGCTGATATTGCATCATAAAGTTCAATTGATGTTCTTATACTTGCCATTTGTCTTTCACCTGCCTTTCTTTATAAAATAAAAGAAGTAGGGAAGAACACACCCTACTTCTTTTTAGCTTTCCTTTCCATTTCTTTCTGCTTTTTCTTGTCACTTTCAATCTTCACTTGGATTGCAGCAATGACAAAAGCTTTTTCTTCTTCATCTAAATTCATATATTGACTTGGTAACATGTGAAGCTTGTGAAGACAATAGTATGCAATGTTTGCATC